TTAACATCCAAAATAAAAACAAACAGATATACACCACCTCGGGGACAGGTTGGCTTTCAAAAACGCTTCAAATAATGCCTCAACATCCGCCTCCGGATTACCGGTGGACGGAATAGCCGTTACCCCGTTGGTAACGGATGCCGGGGATACCTGTGCCACTTCGGCTTTAGCCGGATCGATAAAATCAATATCAATCCGTTCAATAATGGCCGAAGCCAGCGCATTACGGACCAGTGTATCGGCTGCCGGGTTACTGAATCTGACCAGCTCATCCGTCAGTACAGCAATGTTGGCAACTTTGGCAACCCCCAGCTGAACAGACTGAAAATCGAATTTGGTCAGCGGTTTTGGTGCGCCCTGCCCCACCCAGTAACCCTGACCGCCGCTGATTTGCCCCGGAATACGGACATTAAACGGATTTGAGCACAGCAATGCGGGGTTTCTGTATCTTTAAACGCTTCACAGTGCAGAACCCGGTCTGGTGATGCTGATTAGTGCATCCTGTAATTTAATATCATTAACGTAGCGGGCAACTGTATGACCGGCGCTGTTGATAATTTCTGCTTTGTCACCGGGCTGTAATGTCAGGCTGTCACCACAGTTGTTGTGGTCTGTGTAATCCAGCTTATATGCATACGGTGTCCACTGAATGCCGTAACCGGATTCAATAACTTCTTTACCTGATGCGGTCGTTACTTTGATTGTGAACATAGCTGCTTCTCCGGTCAGAAAGTCGGCTCATATGAACGGACTTTGTGTTTGGTTTGAGCCGTCTCTCCGGCTGTCACGCCCGTTGCTCCGGCAGATGACGACGTTGCTGCCTGCATTGGTAATCACACCATGGATTCGTTGTTTTTGATTCTCCCTGTACACTCACCGGGAAAGGTTTACGGGTCCCTGTTAATACAGGAAGACTGCGACAACGCGGCGCATAAAAGCCCACTCAGTGAGCATGCTTTGTGATGGGTTACAGTGGCAGAGCCTCATTATTAAAAACAAATTAATTTATTAAAAATCAAAAAGATAAAGCATTGACGCTGTTTTTTATTTTTCATTAAAATGCACATGCTGTGTTGAAAAAAGAAAATCGTTTTGATTTCGCCCGGATTCCCCCGGGCTTTTTTTACCAGGTAGACCCCGCTATTTAGCAAAGTGTTATTTATCTTTTGTTTAGTTCTGAGGACGTAATTTTATCCAAGAGCGTTTACCCGCGTGAAACACTTAAGCCCGTTCCTCCATCGGTTCAGGGCTATTTTTTTATCCTCTCCGCTTCTATCTCCCGTATTGACCACTTATCGTGATTACAGTTAGCAATATATTTCATGGCATCAGCCAGCAGCTCAACTGCACCACCGAACGTCAGATCATCCGGTATCTCAACCTGCTCACAATCAGCGGTCAGTTGTGGTGGAATCGATATCACCGGTGCGGGTATTAATTCCGGTCGCGTATCTGCGCAACTCACTGACAGCATCAGCGGGAACAGGAGCAACAGCGCATTCACTGTCTTTGAAAACAGTTTTGATAACAGTTTTAACGTTGACATGCTCTATGTCCTCAACCTGTTTGGCTTTGATATTGTCAAGTGCTGCGCTGTGCCTGATGGCAACAGCTGAAAGTGTGGTGGTGTTTATCACCTGCTGTGCTGATAACTGGCCTGATAACGTTGTGTTGTTCACCTTCAGCTGCTGGTTATCCCGGTAGGTGTCATATACCCACCAGGCAGCAACAATAAGCACCGCAGCTATTACCGCTTCTTTCCAGTTCATGGCGCTTCACACTCATAATGGATCACCCCGTCCAGCGGATTACCCGGCAGCGACTTACAGTGAATCTCGAGTGAATACAGATAACAGCCCGCCAGAAGGCAGGCCGTCAGCAGGATAACCGTGGTGATAATCAGCATTACAGGGTTCCGTGACATATCGCTTTCTCCGTCTCACGCCGGTTAATCAGACCCTGCCACTGTTTACCTCCGGCAAACGTCCAGCGCTTCATTTCGTCACACGCACCGGCGATATCACCGGCATTGAGTTTACGCAGCATCGTGGAGCGCGAGAATGCGCCTGGGCCGACGTTGTAGACAAATGAATAGATGGCCGCCCGGGTATTGTCGTCAATCGACACTTTGATCATCGGGTCAACCGCGCGCCGGACTTTCGTCAGGTCGTCATGCAACAGCGCCTTACATTCAGCGTCCGTGTACAGCTTGCCGAGCTGAATATCACTGCCGGTATGGCCGTAACATACGGTGAGCACTCCGGCCACATCACGATAAGGTTTGTACTCAACACCCTCATATGCGGGGAGCAGCACCAGCGCACCGGCAATTGCCCCGGCAGCACAAGCGGCCATGACTTTTTTAAATAATCGGTTATTCATGATGTTCTCCGGCTTTCAGTTGGAATTCTTTCCGTTTGTAATACCAGTTCACCAGGAACGTCCCGATGGTGCAGACGATACCGGCAACGATAGCCCATTGATCCAGAGACAGAGCACCAAAAGCAGCAGTAAAGACACCCCACGCATACGCCGCAGGGCTGGAATATTTATCGGACATACGCATTTTTCCACCCCCTGCGGAGTGTTCCGTGTGTGAATTGATAGGGAAATGCCGCAACCGGTTTATATGTTTTAAACAGGTTAAAGTGAGGTGGCTGCGGCATTGTTCGGATAATCCCACCAGCGGCGGGAAAGCAAGAAGAAGAGCACTGTGACCGAATACGGATTAGGTAATGAGCCTGTCGTATTCCAATGCTCTTATTGTTGCGGACAATAAAAAAGGCCGCACATGGCGACCTTAAGGTTAATTTTGTGAATGTATATATAATTCAACTGCTCGTATCGTTAATGACATTAATCAAGGATTATATATGCTTAAATCTCTTCTGACTTTCGACCAGATGATAACCCCTAAACTTATTACTGTACTTTACTGGCTTGGCCTGATTGGTGTTCTGTTTTCCGGTATTGCAACTATTTTTGTCAGTAATGCTTACGATGGCGGTTTTTTCAGCGGACTTATCAGCGGACTGGCTACTATCATCTTCGGCGGACTAGGTGTCCGTATTTCCTGCGAACTGATTATTCTGTCTTTCAACATTTACGGAAAACTCAAAGAGATCGCGGAAAACACAAAACCACAGTAATTTTATGGTTGACACCCAAACGACAATGATTATCATTTAACTTAATACCGGTTTGTCAGGTATTGCTCACATTGACATTGCTCCTAGTATTTACTGCCGACACCACTGACCCGGTGTCGGTTTTTTTTAATACAAAAACCAATGCAAAAACTGACGCATATCATTAACTGTTACTGTGCACGCCATACATTACTGATGCTCGAAGGCCAGCATCAGTCAGCATGGGCATCAATCAGGAATATTCTTATCATTCATCAATGTGCTGCAGCAGAAATAATCCTTGCACGTAAGGGCTGGAAAATTTCTGTCATATATAATGATCGATTCGGCTTTCCTGTATATGCCATCAGAAGCAAAAATGGAAGAAAGTTAAAGTGTTGCTATAATGACTATCAAAAAGAAATGACAAAAATCAGATAACAATTAAATAACAATCAGTCTAATCATAATTATAAAATGTGTAAACTGTAGCCATTACTGCGCCACTGAACATACAATATCCATATACTAATAAGTATTTTTTCCTCTGGTTTTCTTACGATATAACAATACAACTGCAGGAATAGCAAATACATTAAAAATCAAAAAATTAGTTAGTGGCAATACTCCACCATGAATAAGCACTGGAATCAAATTAAACATCACAATACTGACTATCAACCACAGCCCCCTGACTGGCTTTAACATCTCTTGTGATTCATTTTTGTCAGCATCAGATATCCGGCCATTAACCTCTTTACTGGGCATATCATCCTCAAAATCCGACAACACCATACTGATAATAATAACTGTTATCCATTAAGATAACCAGCATAAAAACGTATGCAGACAACCGGACACCTTTATATCATTCTGAGTGATAATCAAAACAAGGCATCTCACCATAGTTAATCTTTTTTAATTATATTACGTGTAAACACATACTATTACGCTATAATAAAAAGGTAATGAAATTTCCATAAAATAATGTCGCTTATTCCTTATGCCGGTTATTCCCAAACCGGCTTTTTTTGCATCTGAAATAAGAAACTGATTCAGTTCAACCGAACTGACCTGCGCTACCAGAGTCTCACAGCAAGTATCCAGTTATTCGGAATAACCAAACATACGGCCCTCGGAAACTTCGGAAAACCTAACATGAAAGCCATTCTTACAAGTTGGAAAAATAAAAAAGCCTCACCGAAGTGAGGCTTACACCGTAGTTATACCTTTAATCCACAAAATACTATTAACAACGGTGCATTATATATTATGTTAGGACTGTAATTTTCAGGCCTTGTAAAACCCGCCAATATTGGCGGGTTTGGAACAAAAAAAATAAGAAACTAAGCCTTTATATCTTTATTTTCAATAGCTATCAACTGTGGTTTTTCTTCTTCCGGAATTTCATACTCTATATCCAATGTCAGCAATCCGCAGGATAATTCTGCATTCCGAATTTTGACATTCTTACCAAGGTTAAATTCTAATGAAAACTGGCTTTTTAATATCCCTTGGTGTACCCATTTCTCTGATTCATTAACTACTTCTGCAGGTTGTTTACCCTGAATACTAAGTTTGCCACCTTTCAATGATACCTCAAGATCATCTTCCCTGTATCCGGGAACACTAACCGTCAGTTGATAGTGCGCATCATTTAATTGCTTCAGGTTATATGGATGTTCTGAGGTTATTGGCCTGTTGCCCGTAAGTTGACTGAATAAACGATCCATCTGGTCAAAGCGATTTGACAGCAAACTATCAGATAATGCCGGAAATAATGAAAAAGAACTAATGTTCTGCATAATTCCTCCTTCAGTATTTCAATTTATTCTTTTTAAATACACATCATGGTATAACTTACCCTGATGTGTTATTTATATAGGGATGAGATCTTGACTTTCAATGACTAATTTACATTTCTTTACAATAATTACTTCGTGACCAGCAACCAACCTCAGATTTTACAGCATAAAAATAGTTAAAAAGGCATTTGAATTTATAGGGTAATAGACAATCTACTAAAGCTGCCCCCTGTTACTCAATAATTTACCTCCGATAATCAATAATGTCCTATACTTCATAGTGAAAAGCAAACCGGAGAGAAAAGTATGTATAAGAATATTCTGGTACCGATTGACACTTCTAATAAAGCACTGGTTAACCATGTCATCCCTCACATCGAATCTCTTTCAAAGTTTGATGACCCGCACATACATTTTTTAGTCGTTATACCAAGCTACAAAATGTTTATCGGCCTTTCATACGGCATAGAAAAAGAAATCATTACAGAAGATAATCAACGATTGAAGTTAGCAGAAGCTGACCTTAAAAATGAAGTTTCAAGATTTAATCTTCCGGAAGATCGGGTTCATTATCATGCAATTCTTGACACTCCGATAGATGGAATTTTGACTACCGCAGAAAAAATACACGCTGATTTAATAATCATCAGCTCAAGATCACCAAATATTTCAACCAAATATCTACTTGGGTCTACTGCATCAGCTGTAGTCCGCTATGCAGAAACATCCGTCCTGGTTGTCCGCTAATACATATCGCCCGCCATAGCGGGCTTTTTCATATACAATTATGACACTCAATACTGTCCATATCATACCGAAGTATTTAGCTGTTCAGAATGACCGAACATGTAAACAGCTCAGAAGAGTTAAACCTGTAAGTTATCGATACACACCAGACTAAGATGTAAAAACACATATTATTCAATTAAATACATAATTTTTATTAGCCGTCATTAGTAGATAGGCGACGAAAATAACCTTTAATATAATTTTTAACAATCAAACCGCATATTTACACATTTAGCCTGAATGTAAAAATTGCCTGAACTTACAAAAATTATTTGATTGAAAATAATTAGTGCTGGTTTTTTTTATTCAGCTTCGCAAGGCTGTCACATGCCGACTGAAACCCACCAAAACATGCTTCATCATACAATGACTCGACCTTTGGTTGGCTTTTTTCAACGCCTTCACCAGAGAGATGCATCTCTGCCAACTTTGCCAGTGCAAATGCATATTTTTGATCGGCCGCTTTCTTATACCACTCCGCTGCAACGCGGTAATTCTGTTCTATTCCCTTCCCGTAATAATACATTTTCGCAAGCTGGTATTGAGAAAATGCATTTCCCTGTTCAGCTGCTTTCTTATACCACTCTGCCGCTTTTAAAAAGTCCGGATTAACTCCATCACCGTCTTCATAGATAGCACCAAGACGAAACTGAGCACCAGCATTTCCCTGCTCACCTGATTTATGAAACCACTCAATAGCCTGCCGGTAATCCTGTTGCACTCCCTCCCCCTGAAAATACATCTCCCCCAGAGAATATTGTGCGTACTCATTACCCTGTACCGCAGCTTTTGTATACCAGTCAGCCGCCGTTTTATAATCTATGGGAGCACCATTACCGTAGTAGTAATAAGATCCGATTGTAACCTGGGCACCAGCGTCACCACCATTTGCCGCCTCGCATAATGCCGAATCCTGAGTATCGAGCTCACAATTCGCTGAGTATGCAGTATCCGTGTGAATCAAAAAAAGGCACAACAATATTTTTTTCATAATAGTTCCCGTTTTGCAGTTAACGGAAATCATATCAAAAACAAAAATTGCAGACATAAATAACTGCGATTGTGAGGTTTCAGCTCATAAGTAATGGGTATAGGGCACCCAATGACAATCTTTGTAACTTATTTGTACAGAGAATTTTCTCCCGGAGGTCTGGTCTTAAACCTTCTGTGTGCCCACAAGTATTGGTCCGGAGCATGCATGATTTCTGCCTCAATAATCTGATTTAGTTTCTCAGCATCTGCCAGGTCATCTCCACACGGAAAATCAGCAATTTCTTTACCAATTATTAATTCATAAGGCCTCTTACCACTTTCATTATTTCTTATCATCGTTGCAGTAAGTATCGGCGATTTCGATAATTTGGCTATAGCTGCCACTCCTTTTGATGTAGAAGCATTAGCTACCAAAAAAAAAGGGGCGAAGATAGTACCTTTAGTTCCAAAGTCCTGATCCGGAGCAAACCAAATAGCCTGCCCGCGTTTTAGTTCCGATACCATAAACTTCAGATTCTTACGGTCGATCATCCCGCTTCCGGAACGGCTTCGGCATCTTGTTTGTATATACTCCATTGCTTTATTGTTGTGGGGACGATACATAGCATTTACAGGAAAACACAGCCCCATAACTCGGCCCCCAAGTTCCAGTGACATGGAATGAATACCAATAATTAAAACACCATTATTTTTGTCATATACATCATTGAAATTATCACAACCCTTTACTCTAAATATTTCATTAATTCTTTTGTCATTCCAGAACCAGGCAATACCGGTTTCAAATAATGCAATCCCTAAAGATGACAGATTACTTGCGACCATACTCTCTATCTGGATTTTATTTCTGTCAGGAAAACATAATTCTAAATTTTTTTTAATTATGGATACCCGCCTTTTCAGGAACAAACCAGAAAAACGACCTAACTTATCGCCTAAAAACACAAGCCATGGATAAGGCATCTGAACCAAACAGAAAAGTAATAGGATACCAATCCAGGTTAATATGTACCTTGGGTGAAGAAGCCTGATAGAAAATTTATTCAGAGAGTACATTTTTTCCTGATAAGTAATAATTACTGCATAATAAAAAGGCCTGATAATATTATCAGGCCTTGGGATTTAGTTTTTTCTATTGCCTGGACAACAGCATCACCGTTTTACAAAAAATGCATTTTGCTCCATGCGGATTTGATGCGGAAACATCAAAGTGCGAAGTCCGGTATTGTGTTCCACTGCAACAGGGGCACTGAAAAAACAGTGCTATTATCATTGGTGCGCCTTAGAGACCCACCACATTTGATGCAGACGGACCTTTTGCCCCGTCTTCAATATTGAAAGTAACATTCTGACCTTCAAATAATGTCTTGAAGCTGTCGCTCTGGATCGCAGAGAAGTGAACAAACACATCTTTGCTGCCGTCAGCCGGAGTGATGAAGCCAAAACCTTTAGATTCGTTAAACCATTTTACTGAACCAGTCATTGTATTAGACATAGAATTTCCTTTAATTTTTTTGATTGCCATAAGGCATATGAGGTTTGTTTTTTATTTTTACTTATGGGAATTAATTAGAAGGAATTCGCAATGAAGTGGTATCGAGGATAACGCTAAATGGTGAACGACTTTAAACTGACTAGCATAAATAGGCCTGTACTTCCAAACCAGTGACGCTATTAAGCCACAGATGATCACAAATAGCAAACTTTATTATTTTATCCCTCAGATGTTACGTATCACTACACGTAAATCACGACTGATTTAAACAAATTATCTTATCTGTTTATCAACATAAAAAAACCCCGTAAAAACGGGGTTTCAGTTTGCAATCAATACGACACAGAAATAACTCTGATCACAATAGCGTCTTTTTTACGATCGTAAAGTATTAATTTTTAAATCATGTAATTTGTTCATAAATGTCCGCATACCTCCACGATGTGATGTAGCGTCCATTTCCAGTTTTACATCTCCCATTATGAGCATTCCTTCCACCAGCCCTTCTGCCTTCTGGAGTTTTTTCCCTATGTGAGTGTCTGAGCACCCGTATTTCTTCGCCAACCGGATAAACGTTTTACCGAAAACATAGTAGTCAAAAAGCAGATCATGCATATCACTGTTACGGATATTCAGTTTTGCCATAATGCCGGATATCACCAGAGCATCATCATCACTGCATGATTGCCGACTCTTAACTTTTTCAGGGATCAGCCCTTTAAACCCGGCAGCTATTGGTGACCAATATACTGATTCCTGATTATCAACAACCCAAGCCCCCCACCGTTCTAACACCTGGCGAATATCACGCATACATTACCTCGTTATTTTGCAGGCTATGAGATTTAATATCTTCCGATAAAACAGAAATGACGCTTCCCGTATAGTTGCCCTGAAGAGTAGTGTTGCTCCAATGTTCCTCTCTCATTGTTCTCACTCCTGTATGCCTTTCATCTCGAACTCGGTCATAAGCACACCGATGTAGATTATGTACGCTTCGCACCAGGTATCCCGGTGAAACGTCCTGACTGTGTACCGGTTTATTTTCAACTCAGTCGCCAGTGACGCCTGATTACCGTAGTGTTCAGGTATCGGTGTAATTTCAGGTCTCACGCTTTAACACCCTCACTTTCGCACGGTACTCATCGCGTATACGGATATAGTCTTCCCGCTTCCAGTGCGGTATCTCATGCGGACCGCGTAACCAGTCAACTAACTCCTGTCCAAATTTTTCAATCAGCCGTAACTCGTATTTCTGCGTTACAGTGTTATTTTTGTGTGAGAATTTACCGGCCCCCGCATTGCATGATTTACATTGCTTGTAGGCATTTCGCTCCTCAAACCGCAGCTCAGGATGTGACCCGACAGACAGAAAATGACCGCAGTCCCACTGCCCACCATGTAAATCAGGCGGATTAGGTTCACCACAGCTGATGCATGGTTCATCGCGGTCTCTGAGTCTGATGAATTGGTTAAACGCTGTTTGTGCTTGCTGCCTGAAATATGAGGTAGGTTTTACTGCTAACTTGCGGATTTTTAATTTATCTTTTGCTTCACGTTCTTTTTGCTGCTGCTCCTTTCTTAATTTGGCTTCAGCCTTTTCCCTTTCCCTGCTTCGTCGCTTTATTGCCAACTCAGCACCATGCTCCGGACAGCACCACCATTCGTTACTAAACTTCGGGTGAAACCAGTCGCGGCATATCAGGCATTTTCGCCTTGGCCACTTCACCATACTCCTCCTTCAGTTCGATAAATATATGATTGCAAAAAACTTCGATTAACGGCGATAAAGTGTTCTACTATTAATGATGAGATGTTAATTCTTCATAAAGGAGTTGGTTATGCATAAAGTTATTCTTGTACCTATAGACCTAAATCATAACTATTTGACCGACAAGGTTATTTCTGAAATCAATGAATTCTCAGTAAATAAAAATACACATTTTTATTTCTTGACTGTCATTTCCCCCGCCGAAAAATATAATGAGTATGGTGTTGGATACCCGATGATCACTGAAGATACAAAATTCGAAGATGAAACATCTAAGACCATTGAAAAAGAACTAAAAGAAGTTGTAAGTAAATTCGGTATCCCCGATAACCAGGTATCCCTGCTCGTTAAGATTGGTAGTGCTGCCGACATCATAATCGACGTATCTCAACAGATTAAAGCTGACCTTATTATTATTGGCTCCCGCAATCCAAGCTTTAAAACACATATCCTTGGTTCAACTGCTTCATCGTTAGCACATTACGCAAAAACATCCGTATTTATAGTAAGATAACGCATGTTACGCTGCGGGAAACTGTCTTTATAAACAGCGCACTTCCCGCAGCATTGCGTCCATCCTGGTTATAATCGACTGTCCGAAACCCGGCTCAATGTATGCTTTGCTGACCACCTTTCCGCAAAATTCGATTCGCTTTCTCTCACTCTGCTCACCACCCGGCATTAACTCACTACGGGAATCACAAACGTAGCGATACAGCCTGGTGACAGCATCCGGCGATATAGCAAATAACGGACTCACATGGCGGTTATGCCTCGTTATACCAACCTTTCGCAAACATCCGATATACAGCATTTTGTTGGTAAACCACTTAATGAACTCTGTCGAGTTTCCTGTGCGCAGTCCGGCCTCGTGATTGGTGAACGAATCCAGATCGCGACATGCCCTGATTATGTCAACGCATACTTTGAATTGTTCGTCATTCATCGCCACATCCTGTTAATCATTGCCCGTGGTGTTGGTTTCAGATATCTGACTACCGGCAGATACACGGTGACGTCGAAATACTGAGGATTGATATTCAGTGATTTCACCGGGTTATACCCCTTACGCCTGTAGTAAATGCAGAGATTATCGGCTTCGTCATTGGTGAGAAGTCGGCGTATGTGCTGTTCTTTCATACGTCCTGCTCCTATTCCTGATGTCCGTAATGATTAAACCTGTATCGCGCGGCGCGGGGTTTTATACCTTCACCTATAGCCCACATTCGATTAAGCTTGTCATGCGCTTCTTACTCATGTTTGCGGTACTTTCTCTTGCCAGTGGTACAATCTCTCCCTCAAGTCCCGGAATAAGCGTCCCGTCACGGCCTGTCGCCTTTGCATGTCCGGATACGAAAATACATTTCCAGTCCTGCAATCCCCACGTATTACCAGCCCATACAATGCCCTGCTCTGCTACGTTGCCGCACAGCGCATGAAACATGTCATTTTGGGGAAGGGTTCGCTTCGGATCGGATATTTTTACTTCGAGGGGGAATTCTTCGTTAAGCGGGAGATTGTCGAGCTCTGTCTTGAGATTTCTGAGTATCTGTATATTCCTGAGAAGGAATGTCTGTTTTTGCATTCAGCCTCCTGAGGTTATCGGTTGCCGTTAGTTTCTTGCGGGTGTATTTTAATTTCATCGGGTCGTTAGCTCAGCTGGTAGAGCAGTTGACTCTTAATCAATTGGTCGGGAGTTCGAGCCTCCCACGACCCACCATTGCGGTCATCGTATAATGGCTATTACCTCAGCCTTCCAAGCTGATGATGCGGGTTCGATTCCCGCTGGCCGCTCCAATCATTTCAAAAAGTCTCCTGTCCTGGGTTATGACGCTATTTAACCTGCCTGCGGAAGCTTTCCCATGTGAAATTGATAACGGTCGGCGAACCCATTCTCAGGCGGTCAATAACCCGATCACCCAATGCTTTTGCCAGTTCGTCAAAATTGAGATTGGTCAGCACACCTACCGGCTTCTTGTTCGATGACCGGCGATCTACCACCTGAAAAATAATAAGTTCTTCGTTCAGGTTATTGCGCTGCACGCCAACATCATCCAGCACCAGTAAATCCACTTCGCACAGGTCGCTGATCAGCTGCGACTCAGTAGTTTTTGCCCCTTTCTGATATGTCTCACGGACACGCATCATCAGGTCTGGCAGAGTGGCAATCAGAATGCTTTTCCCGTTCCGGATTATCTGGTTGCCGATAGCCGCTGCCAGATGGTTTTTACCGGTGCCGGGATTACCGCTGAAAATAAATCCGCCAAATGATTTACCAAACTCAGATGCGTACTGCTGTGATTTACTGAGTGCCCGCTGTTGCTCCGGCGTTGTCACCAGATAGTTCTCAAACGTGCATTCCTGGTGTAACGGGCTGATACCGGAACGCCCCATGATTTTATGCAGTCGAGTCACACGGTTTTCGTCAGCAATCCGTTTCGCATCGATGGCGCCCTGCTCACGCTGCCACGCCATCAGCTCAGCAGCATTCGTGAATTTTGGCTTAATGTGCTCCGGCTTCATGCGGTTAAACCTCGCCAGAGTCTGTGCTGCTGTTGCCATCAGAAGTCCTCCGGTATGAATTGCTGAACACGCTTAGGCCGGACAATGCGCGACCGTGTTGGTGGTGATTTCGGCATAAACAAGCCAGTCCAGCCGTTTGATATCGATTCGTCGATTACGCTCTCAGGTGTATACCCTGCCTCGTAAAATTTAGTCAGCCTGGATATCAGCCCGTTTAGTGTCTGTTTTGTCCTGATCGGTTTTTTCAGGTCTTTCCGGTAGGTAACCCAGTTCACCCAGGTATCTCGGCTCAACCAGTCAGGCAGCGGGTGTGCATTTGCATCAAAGGGTTCTGGCTTGGCCGATTTTTCAGGTTTAGGGGATATAGGGGTATATATATTTTCTTTTTTCTTTAAAGTATTTCTTTTGTGTGTCTCCAAACCAGAGACATCATTTGTCTCTAACTTAGAGACTTTTTTTGTCTCCAGATTAGAGACAGTGTCTCTAAGTTGATTTTTCCACGCCGAAACCTCCTTGTTAACCCCAATCTTATTGCCATCTTTCACGATGTAATTCATTGAAATTAATTCGTTCTTTGCCTTGTTAACGTTCTGACGGGACAGGCCGGTAATTTCTGACAGCTGAGAATCTGCTATCCGGTCATTTTTCTTCCCGAACCCGTATGTTTTTCTGATCAGTGCCAACATTACCCGGAACTGTCTGGCTGTCAGATTGCAGCATGAAAGAGACTCCAGCAGTTCGTTGGCGAGTTTAGTGTAACCATCGTCCAGGTCTGCCACTCGTGGTTGCTCCTGCTTAACAGGGAATTCATACACTTCCGCTGTATTCATAGCGACCTCCATATCTTTGTTTTGTAATTACTTTCATGTATAATTACTCCGTTATTTGCTGTATCAAAAAAGGGAAACTTTATGTTTCCCTCTTTTCAACAATACTGGCTATTGATACAGTATAAATATTAAGTGCTTTTCTTAATGCGCCTCTGCTGCTCCAACAGTCTGGGCGTTTTCTTTTATTCTCATCTGAGAGAGTTCACCAATCTGTTTCCACAGAAACCGATACTCCTCCTCACTGATTTTTCTCTCGCCAGGCAAAACAAAATCCGTGATACCGGCTGCGGCTAATGTCTCGCATATCTCCGGTAACTTTTCTGTTCTGCGCAGGATTGTTGAATCGTGAACACCGAGTAGTTTTGCAACTACCGTCTGTGTGGTGTTTCTGATTGCCTGATGAGCGGTTGTCATCAGATGATTTGACACAAACCGGTTGAACGATTTGCGTGGATTTGCATTTTCCATAATGTAAATTCCTTTTGGTATAGATAGTCCGTAGCTCACATCCTGTGAGGTAGTTTTATATGTAAATCGTCACTTTATCAGTGACTCCGTAGCAGCTAACAGCTCTGCGATTGTTAAAGAACCAGGGTAACTACATATACCTCTGCGGATACAAAATCTGCATTTCAGTGATTTTTTGTTCGTAAAATTTCACCAATTTTTCAGCAATCTCAAGTGATGCCGCCTGAGTGCCGCGCTCCAAACGACTGAGGTTCCCGACATCGTAGTTAATTGCGGCTGCTACCTCTGCAATTGTTAATTGCTTTTCCAAACGAATTTTCCTTAACGGCGTTATTTGCATATCTCACTCCATTTTGAATGCGCCACACGCATATTACCATATACTTTGATATGCGCAATACGCTTTGTGTGAGACGCATAAATAAAGTTGAATGATAATATGAAAATAGGAACAAAAATTAGAGCTCTCAGAAAACAGAAGGGATTAACAATCCTGCAATTAGCCACTGCTATTGATAGCGACGTGGGGAATATCTCTCGCCTTGAAAGGAATATCCAAGGCTACTCCGAGAGCACATTAACAAAAATTGCGGCTGCTCTTGGTGTCACGGTAGCCGACCTATTCTCCGATACCACTACACAGCAACAAGATGATAATGTTGAGTTTGTTGGATTCGTCCCCAATGGCATGGTTAAAGTAGTTGGGGAAGCATTCCTGGGGATTGATGGCGCAGTGGATATGATAGAGGCCCTTGAGGGATGGGTTCAAATTTACAGCGATGATAAGGACGCTTATGCCCTCAAAGTTAAGGGTGACAGTATGTGGCCCAGGATTCAATCAGGTGAGTATGTGGTTGTTGAGCCCAACACAGTAGTCAGATCCGGCGATGAGGTCTTTGTGCGCACTGTTGAAGGTAAGAACATGGTAAAAATACTGAATAAAACCAGAGATGGTAGTTACCAATTCACCAGCGTCAACAATACTCACCCGCCAATCACAGTTGATCCACGTGAAGTGGAAAAAATGCACTATGTGGCAGCGATTGTAAAGCCGACTAAGTTTATCGATAAATGCGAGCAATCATAAGCCAGTACTGATAATCAAGCGTGTTCTAAGGACAAACTATGGCATTCAATGACACTGAAGTCGTACAAATTAAACAATGTATGAACTATTTCATGGAAAAGCGTCGTCCACCAAAGCATATCCGGGATGAACATGATCTTCAGTATCGTATTGAAGACGATAGCGTAATCATTTTCGAGGTTAGACAACTGTCCTGGAGCACCGGACGTGCGGAAGAAATGCTGGCCAAAATAACAAACAACAGAAACAGCAACTCGTGGTCCCTGTTCTGGTCTACTGATAATAATGAATGGCGACACTATGACGGCCGAATGATAGGCAGTTTTTCTGATGCAATAAAAATCATTGATGAAGATGAAGATCATCGATTCTTTGGCTGACAGTCTGATGACACGTTTTAGAGTATAGTGGCAGGTGTAGAAATACATTATGAGGATATAACAGTGATAAGAGTTGGCAGACTCCATCCTGGTGGTGAACGCATAGGTGAAGGGCAGCACAATCCAATAAAAGGAGTTGCATCTTTCCAAGCGGGTGATGACATAGAAGAACTAGTCGTATTCGCAAAAGAATTATCAGATAGAGAGATGTCTATTGAAATAATTTGTGCAACATTAGGTAGAAAAATTGGATTGCCGATACCAGAGCCAGTTATTCTTTTTGATGATGATGAAAAAATATTTTTTGGCAGCATTGATGCAGAATACCCTAGCCTTGCGCATTACATAAAAGATACAAAAGACCCATCCATCGAACTTAAGCTATCGACATGGGGTGGACTAAGTCAAGCTGCATTCTTTGACGAATGGATCGCCATGGACGATAGAAATAATGGCAACCTGCTGTTTGATGGCGAGGGTTTCATTCTTATCGATCATGAGTCAGCCATACCTTCTGGCCTTCAGGCTGACCAGTCCGGAATTGATTTTTACTTCAACCAATTACTTGACATACTCCTATGCAACCTAGATAGAAACAACGAAATCGAAGTTCAAAAATTAGCTAACGATGCCAGGGCATGGTCACAACAAAATTCAGAAGACCCGACTAGTTACACTGATAATTTTTTAGAGAAAACAATCAACGAGAAAAACAGAAATCAGTTGATGTCTTTTTTATCATCCCGCATAGAAATCTTGGGAGCCATGCTTTATCATCAAATAAAGCCAAATCAAATGCAGATGCAATACGATGCTAAATCTTAATGAACTCTTGAACACAGCACCAAGAACGCCAGCAGTCACTGGCGAGTGGGCATCAGTGTATCTGGAACCAATGATTGGTTCTGGAGAGAGGCTTACGATTGTAGTTGCTGCAAAGTGTGCAGATAAATTAATTGATGTCAGACCTGCTATACGGCAAGAGATTATAGATATTATGTATGGCCAACGTAGTGAGGCATTTTCCTCTATGGTTGACGTCATAGCAACAAGCCTCAAACTGCATTTAGAAAAAACAAGGTCATTTCACACTTGGGTTCCTCCTGTAAGTGGAGTGACATTAGGTAAGGTAAGAAAAGCTGCATCTAAAGATTTGGTTGGCATTTTAAGACAGGCAATAACATTATCATCCAGCCTTTCAAGTCTATTGGATGATAAGTCCGAGTTGAATTCCACCAAAAAACAAACCAGAACAGAAAAAGACAGGTGGACAACGCAATTACAACAGGCAGTAATAAGGTCTGATGCAAGGCGACAAGGCTACTTTAATGCAAAATATGATTTTAAAAACAAGCGAATGGCAGCATCCGTATTTTATTTAAGTGAACATGCTGCAATCAATACTGGTAAACTTCTTCCAAGCTCACTCAGTAATTTGGTCGCGCATAGTAAGGCTAAAATAGCGGATTTATCTCTGATAAAAAGTCATCCAGATCTGTTACCTAGAGAAACTCATGAGTTTATAGTGTTCAAACCAAGTGATGATGACCCACGTTATCAAGACAGTGAAATCGCAAAAGTAAACAGTGCATTCCTTATTCTTCAGGATCTAGCCGAAAAGGATGAAATAACACTGACCGCTGTCACAGATATCCAAGAAGGTGCAATGCGCATACTAAGAACAGCAGCATAACCCCTGCCCTCCCCTGCGAGGGCTTTTTTGTACCTGCAATTCCCCGCCTATGTGATCCACACCAGATTTTGACGATTTTAAAAAAATAAATCATCAGTAAAATCAACAAAATAACTACATTAAATCTTACATAATATTACCCACCCCAAAATATGCGCTTGACGCATTTGCGTTAAATGCATATCATCATGACCATCAACGAAACACAGCACGTTGGTGCTCTTTAAAAACGATGATAGCGAGCTGTGCATTGGCTGTCAGAACGGTGACGCTGATAAAGCGTCAACCTTCTCAGAAGGTTTTGGGATTAAAGCAAAGCATGATTGTACCAATCACCAAAGCCAACTGTTTGGAGGAAATATGGCAATAATCATAGTGAAAAAATCACGCAAACCTGAATTTTTACGTGGTAACTCAGCAAACAGACGTCACGCCAGACGAAAGGCTGAAGCTATTGCCACCAAAAATGTAAAAATGAAGTTGGAGGAAATATTCAGAACTGAACCGGACAAAAGCCCAATGAACCGGGTAGAAAAAGCCACATCAGCATGCAGTACCCCGATTTACGATTCCCCGGATAACTGCTGCTTAAACACTACTGCCCTGTATTCAACTAAGCGATATAAGTCAAAACCAAAAACAGAATTTGGTATCACGGCCAGAGCATAGCCCATCCTATGAATGGGCTGACCAAGTATTACTTAAGGTAGAGCAAGTCCAGTGCTGCTTTCTCTGCATCTTCTGGCTCATCAAATGACTCCAGAATGTGCGGGTACCTTGCTGCCTGACTCAAACTTTTAATATTTTTCTCAATTTCGGATTTTTGCTCGGTAGTCAGCGCGTCAAAAATTGATTTTAGCAAAATATGCTGCGCGTCCAGACGCTTTGCAATCACTTCATTATTCATCTTATTTATCTCATTTTATAGGGTTAAAAGCATCTTAACGGATTTCTATCTGTAACACACGGTACCTCATCTGATATGGTTAAAAGCAGACACTTCACCCCATCACATTTACGGTGGATGTTAGGTTAAATAAAACAGGAGATGAATATGACGTGTAGCAATAAGTACTGCATCGACTGAATTGAGCTCATCACATGTTGCTCAGGCAGAGGCGTATGCCGGAAGCTGCTGCAAAGAGTGCAACAATGAGAACATAGAGCCCACAGATAAAAGCATTTTTGATTACCTAAAATATATCGGGTGTCTTGGCGTCTGACAGCCCAGGAGACGAGCACCCAGTCAGTAATCTGAAATTTATATTTTCTGCTTCAGAATAGAATAGTAACAGTCTGATATCTTAATTAGATTAACTCCGGGGCGGACGCTGGATTCAACAACTTCCAAAACATCTTTATCAATCAAACGCTTTGCTGCTTTTTTATAAATTCTGATTTTCCTTTTTTTGTATTTTCCATTAAGAAAATATATCAGTAATGCGCGTTCTTCATCATCGAAATTTTTTATTACTTTGGGAGCTTTTATGAATCGAAAAATTACTTTTTTTATTAGCTCACTCATTATCTCTCCATAATCCATTGAACATCCGAATAATATTCTAGCATAAATTAACATATGATTTTACTGAAATTTTAACTTTTCTCTCAATGCTGGAATAACTATTCGGACATCACATAGCACAGGGACGTGTATAGGAGGAATTACCTCGGATAAAGGAAATATCCGATTACCGCAAGGAAGATAAAGACAACAACAGGAATCCCGATAGTTAATTTCAGATACCTGATGAATGACTTGGTTATAGCTTTTTCTACAGCTTTCTCAATGATCGTCTCGAGTTGTTCAGGGGTTAAATTCATAACTGCTCTCCTTAGTTTTTCTAACTATATCCGGGGAGCGGACATTGTTCCAGAGTGAAATTATGCGCCATTAATTTATGGAAAAGGCAGTTGGAATATAACTGCCTTAATGTCCATCAGAAGGAAACAAACATAAATGAGACAGGAAGAAAAAGATACCGCCAGGAATGGTTGCTGTAATCAAAGGTAATAAAGCAAAAGCCTCAATAATCTGCTCCTCATTGTTATCACTAAATATATTTTAATCAGCATCAATAAAATTTCAATATATCCTTTATTTTTCAGGTATATCCGTAGGTAAACAACATGAAAACTAAACCTTGTCGCTCTGCGTGCGGTTCTGACGTGGCGTGCATCTCTATGCCATTTTTACGCCTTGCCCGATGTGCGGCAAGGGTAGCGATATCCACCGGAAAGTCCCGCATTTGGGATCTGGCTAACCAATTACAGATGAGAGCTTACGGGAGAAAGATATGTCGCTGATGACTGCAAAACAAAAACACACCAAGGAACAGGTTATTGAGTTGTTCAATCAGGCTGACATGGATGAAAAGCAGATTGAGCAGATTGTGTCGGAGTGGCGTTGGCGCAGGGAGAACGCCAAAACAAGCCGCATTCTCCATCAGTGCAGAATGAGGCTACCGGCATGAACACATACACAATACAGGATGCTCAGGTAGAACGGCAACGGATTGCCGAACAGCGCAGGAAACGAGAGCAGAAAGAAAAGGATGATTACTGGTTTCGTGAAAGTGTCGGATTGCCAAACGGACGGGTACCGGCAGAATTTTTAAGCGGAGAATTCACATGATGGAATATCCACGACGCATAGGGAAACCCGCAGGCTCCGGTGGAACGTATGAGGACAATTATCAACGCGCCCTGAAATCAGCAATTGAGCAAATGGATTTGCAACGGCGGGGGAAACCGACCGGAGAGCCTTCACTGTCAGAGCAACGGGTGGCCGAGACACTTTACAACATCTGCCGTATCACCGCCCTTCACTATCCCCCACTACCCGCAAACATCAAAGCAGCACGGAATGCTGCTGAGACACAGGCGTGGAGAGAATGGAGGACTGAACATGGAAAAGCTACCGGTGTCGGTGGTGTTGATTATTACGGCGGTGGGCGTGCGGAATCACGCCCCGGCCAGAGATTGGGGGATTAATCATGTCTGAAGTCTATAAGGCAATAAGTGCCGTAGCCAAGGAACTGGCTGAGACAGGCATCAAAAAAGGGAGCAGGAATTCACAACAGGGGTTTATGTTCAGGGGGATCGACGCTGTATACAACGCCCTTGCCCCGGCGCTGGTTAAGCATGGCCTGATTATCCTTCCTCGCATTATGGAGCGTTCTGTCACGGAGCGACAGACACAAAAAGGCGGCACCTTATTTTATGTTGTGGTAAAGGCTGAGTTTGATTTCATTGCCACGGAAGACGGCAGCAAACACACAGTGACCACCTTTGGCGAAGCTATGGATAGCGGGGACAAGGCAACCAACAAAGCAATGTCTATTGCCTACAAATACGCAGCTTTCCAGGCATTCTGTATTCCAACTGAAGAAACTGCGATTGATGCTGACGCAGAGGTTCACGATGTTGCCCCGCGCAACCACGAGCAGATTCTGAGTGACTATACCGAATTTCTTAATGTCACAAGTGACACGAAGGCGATTGAAGCTGAATACAGGAAAGTATGGCGAATGCTGAACGGCAGCGATAAGCAGGATGAATGTAAGCGCCTCACCGGCATCAGGGTCAACGAACTTAAACAGGCGGCATAAATGGCGAGCAGAGGCGTTAATAAGGTGATCCTCATCGGAAACCTAGGGCAAGACCCGGAAGTGCGTTACCTGCCACAGGGTGGCGCTGTAACAAACATCACGCTGGCGACAAGCGAATCATGGAGAGATAAGCAGTCAGGTGAGATGAAAGAAAAAACCGAATGGCACAGGGTCGTGGTGTTCGGGAAGCTGGCTGAAGTTGCCGGGCAATACCTGAAAAAAGGAAGTCAGGTATATGTCGAAGGCCAGTTGCAGACACGGAAATGGCAAGACCAGCAGGGGCAAGATCGCTACAGCACGGAGGTTGTGGTGAATGTCGGCGGGTCAATGCAAATGCTCAGTGGCCGTAGCTCAGGGAATGATAACGCGCCACCGGCAGGAAGCCAGAAACCACAGCAGCAACGGACGCAGCCACAGAATCACTGCGAGCCGCCAATGGATTTTGACGACGACATCCCGTTTTGATAACCCCACCGTTTCAGGATGAAGCGTAATGCAGGGATGCTGAGGAAATAACAATGACTGCTTACTATAACGAAAACGATCCGTTCGCTGCTCAGTGGTTACGGAATCTCATTGCTGCCGGTCATATAGCACCGGGTGTAGTGGACGAAAGGAGTATTGAAGATGTCACACCAGATGACTTACGCGGATTCACACAATGCCACTTCTTCGCCGGTGTCGGGGTGTGGTCACTCGCCCTGCGCCGTGCAGGATGGCCGGATGATAAACCAGTCTGGACAGGAAGTTGCCCGTGCCAGCCTTTCAGCGCGGCAGGCAAAGGAAATGGGTTTGCTGACGAGCGGCACCTTTGGCCTGCATTCTTCCACCTCATCAGCGAGTGCAAACCTGGCGTTATCTTTGGTGAACAGGTTGCAAGCAAAGACGGCCTCGGCTGGCTCGACCTTGTTCAAACTGACCTGGAAGCAACGAACTACGCCGTCGCCGCGGTCGATTTATGCGCTGCGGGCTTCGGTGCGCCGCATATCAGACAGCGATTGTATTGGGTGGCCGACTCCGACAACGCGGGACTGGAAGGATGGAAAGGAATGCCAGAACGTTCCGCTGAATTCCCTGCTGGGTCGGGTTGCATGGATGGCAGGATGGCCCACGCCACTGGCGGGGAGCAGCCTGGGAGCCGGAACCAGCGGCAGGCATGGAGGAATGAATATTCAAACAGCTGCGCAGCTGGCAGGCTGGACAACAGCGAGCGCCTCGGATGGAGAACGGGGAGGAACTGGAATAACGCCGGGAATGACGGGCAGCAGCTTGACGCAGCAGTCAAAAATGACACTGCCAGTCCGACGAACGGCTACTGGCGAGATGCTGACTGGTTACTCTGCCGGGATGACAAGTGGCGGCCAGTTGAATCCGGAACATTCCCGCTGGCTGATGGGATTGCCGGTCGAGTGGGAAAACTCCGCGCCTACGGAAATGCCATCGTCGCGCCGGTCGCGGAAGAGTTCATAAGAGCTTATATGCTGATAACAGAGGAATGAATATGGCAATAGTTCAGTATTACGTTGCGTGTAAAAAAGATGAAGACCCGGCATCCGTCACTGAGAATTTTCGCTGTGAATTATCAGACGACCATAATTTCAGCGCTGATGATGACGACTTCGAATTTTGCATAGAAACATGCGCAGAAGATTTTCACGACAGATGCGACGGGTGGGAGCGTCATTGGCCTTTATTATTCATGCTGTGGATTGATGGTAAATATATCGGCATGTTTGAAGTTGAACGCGAATATGAGCCAACATTCTCAGTTAACAAGGTTAATTAATCAGATTCAGGAGGGGTGATGGATATATCACAACAGCAGTTTGAGTTATTTATTAAATTACATACCGACTCAGCAGAGCTGGAGCGTAAATTAAAAAAGGCGAATAACGAATTAAATTACGCTGACCGGGATGTAGATTTAATGTGGATTGGCTGGAAGGAATCGCGTGAAAGCCTGGAAATTCAGTTGCCAGAAGCTGATGCTGACGATGGGTGCCCTAATTATCATAGTGGGTACAACGCGGCTATGAGTGATGCTTATGATGCAATAACAATGGCGGGGGTGAGGGTAGATGGATAACGAAATTTACAGACCAAAATTGCAGGTGTGGCATATTCCACAGATTCCGGGGAAAGCATTCAATGTCGATGTTGAGTCGGTTACTGAAGCAGTGAAAGTCATGGAAACCCTGGCTGCATACGACCAGTTTCAGTATGACAATAACATCAAGCCTGATTACTCAAATATGAATGGTCTGAATATATTCAACGAAATAGACCAGGAATATTATTCATGGGATGCTGAGTGTGATTTATTTTATACGGACTCACCAAAAGAGTTCCTGTCACTGTTAATTGAAAATAACATGACAGAGGATGAGTTTAATAAAAACCACCCCGCTCATTATGACTTCATGCGGACAACTTCACTGAAATAACAAACCATGACAATCGGATTTGTATTACTACTGGTGATGCACGGCCCTGCTGTGCCTGTTACCGATGATATTTATACGCTCGAAGAATGTGAGAGCCGCGCAGTGCAGGTAAAGGCTGTGCGGAATGTTGAATTAGTGTGTGCGGAGGTGGTGAGGTGAAGGTTAGATTATTGAACGATGGTGGGTACAACTCACTGGAGACTGTGGAGTTCCCTGTCATTGTTGATGGGTTTTATTATGATGATGTAAAGCACTGTATTGGCGTTCGAGGTGATGAATTACTATCAATAGGTGGTGATGCATCATGCATTTTTTCAAAAGATGGCCTTTCTTTTTTATTGGGAGAAGAGTGCGAGGTAATCAATGAACAAATATCGTGACAAATCAGACTTTGAGATTAATAAGGCTGTGGCTATTGCAAACGGCTATAAGGTTATGTCGTGCGAAGAATCAGTATTAGCCTATATTGATAGCGGATATAAGCCATTCGACCCCTGCAATGACCCTGCTGACGCAATGCCGATTATTATTGAGAATGGAATATCACTTATAAATTCCGACGGCGTTCACTTTGCGGCGGCTCCAGGGTGTGGGATTGAAGGCTACCTTGGTGGTGATACAGTTGGATATGGTTCACGTAAATACAGTGAAAACGAAAATATCTACCGTGCCGCTATGGAAGTATTCCTGATGATGAAGGATGCGGAGAATGAGAAATAGCCACCGATGCGAAATATGCAATAAACAGCTTAATGAAAGTGAGTTGCTTTATTACGGCTACACCTGTGAAAAATGTGAACGCCACTTCATTACTGAGCATGAAGGAAATAAATTAAAAACTGCACTGTCGCTCATCAGGCTCTATTTCAGAAAGGTAATTTACTCAGTGTAGGTGACCAATGAAAAAGTATGGCTTAATTCTCGCAGATCCACCATGGCAATATAATAACAAATCCTCCAACGGCGCAGCAGATAACCACTACAACACCACCGATTTTTATTCCCTCACCCGCTTACCCATCGAAAAAATAGCCTCGGAAAACTCCGTACTCTGTATGTGGTACACGGGTAACTTTGTCCGTGAGGCTTACGAACTGGCTGAGGCGTGGGGATTTAAAGTGCGCACCGGCTTCGGGTTCGTGTGGGTGAAGCTGAACAAAAACGCTGCCGGCCGTATTGATGCGAAACCGCCAGAAGATATGTTCGACTTCATGGACACGCTGAACACAGAGACGCGCATCAACGGTGGCAACTATACCCGCGCTAATGCAGAGGTGTGCCTGATTGCTACCAGAGGGCGTGGACTTGAGCGCCGGTCGGCCAGCGTCAGGCAGATAGTGTATTCCTGCCTCGGTGAGCACAGCGAGAAACCGAAGGAAGTACATCACCGGTTGGAAGAGTTATATGGCGATGTCCCGCGCATTGAGCTGTTTGCCAGGGAGAAGTACGGCGAATGGGATGTGTACGGGGATCAGGTGCCGGGAAGTATTGAGTTATGACACCACAGGAAGCAGAGAACGGACGCAGACGAATAGCAAGGGAATGCCTGAAGGAATTAATGAAGCACACATCAGACGAACAACACACCGCAATACTCGACAAATACACACCGAAATTCAAACCACTTAATCACCCGTGCTTTCCTGAGAAGAAAGTGCCCGGGTATTACGTGCGTACGTTACAGCAGGAGATGAGGGATGGATCTTAATGATGAAGTCTTTGATGTAAGGAGGGCCGCAGAGTTCCTCTGTAAATCACAGAGAAAGGTATACGAGCTGCTAAACAGCGGAAGGATTCGCGCCGCGAAAAGTAACGGTAAAAACGGAAGCTGGGAAATCCTGAAGTCATCTTGTCTTGAATATGTGCATAACAATCATCAGAATTGCAGAGCGAGTGATGATGATGCTGATAAATCGAAGGAGAGATTTAATCAATGTCAATCAAATTACGGTACGGCGTGTGGCACTGTGATTTCGTTTCCCCGAGTGGCAAACGAATTAGGCGAAGTCTTGAAACATCGGACAAAAGGCAAGCGCAGGAGCTGCATGACCAATTAAAGGCCGAGGCGTGGCGTGTCGAAAAATTAGGAGACTACCCTTCTGTAACCTTCGATGATGCATGTCTCCGCTGGCTTCAGGAAAAGGAGCATAAAAAGTCACTGGATGACGACAAAACCAAAATTGAATATTTTCTTGAGTTCTTTTCCGGGAGATTACTGTCATCAATTACAGAGACAGACATATTGAAAGCAACATCAGGGATGATAAACAGGAAGCATAAAGAGGTGTGGGAAATAAAGGCGGCGTCAGCAAAGAAGAAAGGTTCCAAAATTGCGCCATACAAGCCAAAACCGGCAACTCAGGCAACAAAGGACAGGTATCTTGCATTTTTGCGCTCTCTTTTCAGAGCGGCTGTTAATGACTGGAAGTGGATCGGGAAATCCCCAACAATTAAGGTCAGGCAAAAAAAGGAAATACGGGTCAGGTGGCTGACCAAAGAAGAGGCAACAACCCTGATACAGTGTATGCCTGATGTAATGAAGCCTGTTGTTATGTTTGCACTCGCAACAGGATTGCGAAGATCGAACATACTTAATCTCGAATGGACGCAAATAGACCTGCAACGGAAAGTTGCCTGGATTCATCCGGAAGACACGAAAGGCGGCAAGGCGATAGGTGTGGCTCTCAACGAAACAGCTTGCCGGGTGCTCAGGATGCAGATTGGAAAGCACCAGCAATACGTATTTGTACACACTGAAGCGTGGCACAGAGCAGACGGGTCACCAACAGAAAAAGTCAGGAAGATGAGAGTTGACGATAACACCGCATGGAATACCGGGCTTCGCCGGGCAGGAATCACAAACTTCCGCTTCCATGACCTTCGCCACACATGGGCGAGCTGGCTTGTTCAGGCTGGAGTCCCACTGACTGCGTTACAGGAAATGGGGGGATGGGAATCGATAGAAATGGTTCAGAGGTACGCACATTTAGCCCCGAACCATCTTGTTGAGCATGCGCGAAGAATTGACGAAGCCATGGGGATTAATGGCACGAATATGGCACGCGCACTAATAAAAGCGGTATAA